AACTTGCCAGGTTGTACAGCAGTGGTGGTATATAATACCAAAAATAGGAAACTGGGTATATATGAAGCAACACACAAACATCATGGTTTATCGCTCAAAGGCACAACCCTATTAAATTACGATCTAAGCACCGCTTTACAGAAAACAGTACGTAAACCCCAAGAAGTGATGGAAAAGTTAAATACGGGGGGTTTACAAGCGATTAAGAACACCTTTAACACACTATCTACCACTGAAACTAAACTTAACGGACGTTTAAATAAGGATACTGTACTAGTCCGTATTTTTCAATAATAAAATAAATACAAGTATAGGATATTAAAATGGCCAAAGTAAAATCTAATAGAGACAAAATTATTGAAGATATTCGCAACCTACTTGGTGATGGTATGGTTGATGTTGAACTTGATCCAAAACATTACAATCAAGGTTTGGACATGGGTTTTGATAGATTCAGACAGAGATCATCAAATGCCAATGAAGAAGCAACATTATTTTTGCAAATACAAAAAGACATAAATGAATACACATTACCAAATGAAGTAATTGAAGTGCGTGAAACATTTAGACGTGCTTTAGGTTCTGATCAACAATCAGGTATTGATGTTGATCCTTTTGAAATTGCATACACTAACTTGTATTTTTTACAAGCAGGTAGAATTGGTGGCCTAACTACTTGGGAAGCATTCAGTCAATACCAAGAAACAGTTGGTAGATTATTTGGTAACAAAATTAATTTTACTTGGGACACAGTCACTAAAAAATTAACAATTATTAGAAGACCAAGAAATGCAGAAACATTGTTATTACAAGTTTACATGAAACGCACAGATGAAACGTTATTAGATGATCCATATGCAAAGTCATGGATAAGAGAATATGCACTTGCACAGTGTAAAATGATGTTAGGTGAGGCCAGAAGCAAATTTGGTACATTACCAGGTGCCCAAGGAGGAGTAACTTTAAATGGTGAAACTTTAAAAGCAGAAGCACAGGCATCTTTAGATCGTTTAGAAGAAGAAATTAGAAATTATACAGATGGTGGAGATCCACTTGGTATAATAATTGGATAATTTCATTTGACAAGATACAAATAATATTATACTATAGTAACATGATTGAAGTTACTTTAGATATAGATAAAATTTCCAAAAGAGATGAATACATAGGACAGTCAACAGGTACCAGTGTTGAAGGCGGAGCCCTTAATGCCAACTACAGAGAAGTTGATGCAGTAGCCAGAGTTGCAAATTATATGGGTATGCTTGGTTACAAATATGAAAAAGATTGGCTTTGGGAAGATGCTGGTTGTGATGAATTGACTGTAAAAGTTGATAGCGAAGATATTGCAACACAATTAAAATTGAGGTGGTAAATTGATTATTGGATTAGTAGGCTGGATTGGTAGTGGTAAAAATACTGTCGCAGATATTCTAGCAACACAGCACAAATACAAAAGAGATTCATTTGCGGCACCATTGAAAGATGCTGTATCAAACATATTTAATTGGCCTAGGAAAACACTAGAAGGTGATACAGATCACAGTAGGCATTTTAGAGAATGTGTTGATCCATATTGGGCAAATAAACTAGCAATTAAAAATTTCACACCAAGATTAGCACTACAATTAATTGGTACAGAAATAATGAGAGAATCGTTCCACCATAAGATTTGGTTAGATAGTTTGGAACATAGATATATTGCTGGTGGACAAAAACCAACAATAATCACAGATTGTAGATTTAGAAATGAACTTGCCTTTGTAAAACAAATGGGAGGTTTTACAGTCAGGGTCAAACGTGGTGATGATCCTCACTGGACAGAAATAGCCAAACAAGCACAAGATGGTGATGCGTTTGCTCAACAGCAATTATCTGATATTGGCATACATGCAAGTGAATGGGATCACACTGACGTATTAGTTGACTTTATAATTGAAAACAACGGTACACTAGAGCAGTTAACTGATAAAGTAAGTGGTGTAGCAAAAGTATTGAGCAAAGTATCTAAAGATAAAAAAGCAACACAAACATTTTAAACGTCAGGCATCAAGTCACCTTGTCGCCACTTAAATTCTTCCATGGTCATTATTCTTTGACAGTTAGCACATATAGTTTTTAAATTATTAATAGCACTGTTGCGTAAATCACCATCAATATGATAAACATCTAGCTGTGCATGATGCTTGGCTTTGAAGCCACATTTCTCACATATGGCTTTCTTTTTATATCCGTGTTGTTGCCATGTAGCAGTAGAACTAACGCCTTTGCCCTTGCTTAAACGTATACATTTGTCGCACATTTTACGGTAATATGTTTTATCACCTTTTTTGTAATTAAAGGCACTTGGTCTTGACTTACATTTACTACATAATGGTCTATTGTCTGTCATAACTGTATTTACTGCCCTTTTAAAGGGGAAAATATAGGTGCTTAAACCACCCTCTTTTACCCGACATTGAATAAATAATGTATATTGGTAACAAGATAGTTGCCAGGTTATTATGAAGGAGAGATTACAATGCCAGATTTAGTTTCACCGGGTGTTTCAGTTACAGTAACTGATGAATCGTTTTACGCCGGCGCATCTCAAGGTACGGTACCATTATTTGTAGTGGCATCAGCACAAGATAAAGCTGATCCAAGTTCTACAGGTTCAACAGCGGTAGGTACTACGAGTGCTAACGTGGGTAAAGCGTATTTGATCGGTTCACAAAGAGAACTTTTATCAACATTCGGTACACCAACATTTTATTCAGCTGGATCAACAATGATACCAGGTGATGAAAGAAATGAATACGGCTTATTAGCCGCATATTCATACTTAGGAATTTCAAATAGAGCATACGTAGTTCGTGCTAATGTAGATTTAGCAGATCTTACAGGCTCAGCAAATGTTCCAGCCGGTGCACCAGCAAATGGTACATACTGGTTAGACACAACAGCAACTGATTGGGGTGTATATCAATCAGATGGTACAGATTGGAGTAAAGTTACTCCAGAAGTATTATTAGATGCACCTAGCTCAGCGGCAACATCAAACGTAAACAATGACACTGAAAAATCACCAAAAACATCATACGGTGCAAACGGTGACTTTGTTGTAGTTGCTTCAGCAACTCCGGCAAAACTTTGGGAAAAAATTAGCGGACAATGGTACCAAGTAGGTGCTGATACTTGGGTAGCGGCAAAAACAGGTACACCAGTTGTATTCATGCAACCAGGTTCAGGTTCGGCTCCAAGTGCTACAGTGGCAGGTTCGATTTGGGTTAAAACAACAACAGTAGGTGGCGGTGCTAACGTAGTAGTAAAATTCTACTCAACAGCAACAAACCAATGGTCAACAGTATCAGCACCAATGTATGCTGATGATGACAATGCTGTTACAGCCTTAACACCGGCGGCAAACGCACTTTACACAATGTTTGATGATGACAACGATGCGGCATGGAACAATGATAGAATTGATAATGCAACATATAAGCAAACAGCAAACAATTCAACACCAGAGGTACAATACGAAATCAAATTAAGAGGTACTGCCACTACAACAACAGCTACTGGGACAGCAGACCTTTCAGGTAACGGTATTGACTTAACTGGTTCGCAGGATGCATTAAAAGTAAACATCTGTAACGTTGACGTAACAGTAACAGCGGCAGGTGGTGCAGGTTCACATGTGACACTAGCAGAAATAGTTGCTGGTATCAACAACAATGCTTCATTAACAGCTAAAAAAGTTGTAGCATCAATTGAAGCAAGTTCAGGTACAAAAGAATATTTAAAACTTGAAAGAACAAATGGTAAAAACATTTGGGTTGAAGATACTACAACAGCAGGTAATACTATTGGTGTAACAACTGCAAACTTAGGTTTTGCAGATAACATGGCTTCAGGTTCTGATTCATGGTACATGGCTTCAATATGGAGCTCATTATCATATGAAGCATCAGCTAACGCACCAACTTCAAATCCTGTAGATGGTACTTTATGGTATGACACTAATTTATCAGCAGATATGTATGTTGCTGAAAACAGTGGTGGTACAATGAAATGGTTTGCATACGCAAACTCAAAAGACACATTTACAGCAGGTAATGTTAACACAGGTAAAAATGGTATTGCTTCAGGTTTAAGAGACTTACAAATGGTATCAAGTGAACCGGCAAAAAAATCAGATGGTTCAGCACTTCAAAACGGTGACATTTGGATTGACTCAAACGAATTAGAAGCTTATCCAAAAATTTACAAATATAATACAACTTCAAGCAAATGGGTATTAATTGACAATACTGATCAATCATCAGCTTCCGGCATTGTGTTTGGTGATGCAGTAGGTGACCCAGCAGGTACTACAACAGCAGATCAAGGTTGGGGTAAAGCATACGCATCTTTCAACACAGATGCTCCAGACCCAGCAGATTATGCCGAAGGTACACTCTTGTTTAACACAAGATTGTCTGGTTACAATGTTAAAGAATACAAAACATCATACGTAGTTGGTGGTACTAATATTGGTCCAATATGGGTCAACAAAGCTGGTAATAAACCAGATGGTTCACCATTTATGGGTAGAAAAGCACAGAGACAAGTTGTTGTTACAGCACTTCAATCAGTGTTTACATCAAATGATGAAATCAGAGCAGAATCAAGATTCTTTAACTTGATTGCATGTCCTGGTTACTCAGAAACATATGATGAAATGATTGCACTTAACACTGCGAAAAAAGAAACTGCATTTATTATACTTGACGCTCCGTTTAGATTAAAAACTCCTTCAGAAGTATCTAATTGGATGTCAAACTCAGCAAATGCAACAACTAATGGTGAAGACGGATTAGTATCAAGCCACACTTACTCAGCTGTTTACTATCCACATGCACTAACAACTGATCTAGCAGGAAACAACGTTGTTGTTCCAGCTTCACACATAGCACTAAGAACTATTGCTTCAAGTGATAATGCGGCATTCCAGTGGTTTGCTCCAGCAGGTTATCAAAGAGGTTTAGTTTCAAATGCTTCATCAGTTGGTTATATTGACCCACAAACAGGTGAATATAATTCAGTTGTATTAAGTGAAGGTTCAAGAGACACACTATACTCTAAAAAAGTTAATCCAATTGCTTTTATGCCAAACAGAGGACTAGTAGTATTTGGTCAAAAATCACTACACCCTGTAGCATCAGCACTTGATAGAGTTAATGTAGGTAGATTAATTTGTTACTTAAGATATAACTTTGATCAACTTGCAAAACCTTTCTTGTTTGAATTAAACGACAGAATGACAAGAGATCAAGTAACTGACACGTTTGAAAGATTCCTTTCAGACTTGGCTTCAAAAAGAGCATTATTTGACTTCCTAGTTGTATGTGATGACACAAACAACACACCAACTAGAATTGACGCTAACCAGATGTGGATCGATGTAGCGATACAGCCAGCAAAAGCGGCTGAATT